GTGAAATGGCAAAGCTGCTGTCGCAGAACGGAATCCAGATGGGGCAGAACCGCTTGTTCTCATGGATGCGTGAGAACGGATACCTGATTAAGGACAGAAAGCGGACGGACTACAATATGCCGACCCAGAAGTCTATGGAACTTCGTTTGTTTGAAATCAAGGAAACGTCCATTGCACATTCTGATGGGCACACTTCCATCAATAAGACCCCGAAGGTGACGGGCATTGGTCAAGTCTATTTCGTTAATCTCTTCTTAAAGACGGAGAAGAACAAGAAAGTGGAGGGATGAATATGGAACAAATCATCACCTTAAAAGTAGACCTTGAATACCCGGACGAAGCGCACCACGCCATTGACAAGGCGGTGGAAGCTTACGAGGAAAGCAAAAAGCACTGGGATGCCTTTGAAATCGACAAAGCCAAAAGCATAGCACGAAACATTTTGTGCGGCCTGTGCGATGAAGGCTACAATATGATATGGACGGTCGCGGATGGCGCTGTTGGACTGTCGATTTGGGCAGATTTCAAGGAGACCTGCGTTGGTCAGTGCTATATGACCGAAGAGGGTTTGCGTGATATCTGGGTCGAAAAGCTAGTTGCGCTGTGCATTGCCACAGGTCAGCAAGTCCCGAAGTTTATCACAGATAAGGCTGGTGAATGCTGGTGATGAAATTTCGTAAAGCGCAAAGCCGCAAGCGCAGACTAAAGCTGGCAATGGCAGCTGGCGTATCCAGAAACGATGCCAACAAGGTGCTGTGGATGGAGAAATCAATCAACCAGTGCTTTGAGCGTCACAATCGGGAAACCAGACTGAAAGAGAGTGGTCGCATTGGAAGAAAAGTATTGTGAGCGCTGCGGTGTCTTTCTTGGCCTTGTAAACCCATGCAAAAAGTATTGCGAAGAATGTAAAATCATTGTTCGCAGAGAACGGCAGGCCCTTATAAAGAAAGGAATCAAGGCTGAGCCGGAACCGGCTTTATGCGCTTGGTGCAAGAAGCCAATGGTTCGGAAGTTCTGGTCTCAGAAGTATCACCCTGAATGCGCAGCGAGCGCAAACAAGGCTTTGACCAAAAAATACAAAGCCAAAAGGCAAAAAGAGCTGAATGAACTAAAAGCATCTGGCGAGTTCAAAATTACTTGGGATGTGCAGGAACCGGAACGTGCGAGACCTCAAAAGCACGAACCTCCAAAGTATACCGTACGCCAGATGAACGATGCCGCAAAGCGATACGGCATGAGCTACGGCCATTACAGTACTTTACTTGCACAGGGAAAGGTGAAGGCTCCTGATGAACGGTAAATACTACGGTCAGCGTGAAATCCGCTGGCACAGCCGGGAGAAAGACCGGCTGGAACACATCAACAAGCGAAAGGAGAAAGATGAAAGCACTCGTGGAAATCGTCCTGATCTGGGGCATTGTCTTAGCGTTGATTCTCGCAGCGTTTCTGCTGAACTTCTGGCTTGTGCATCACATCGAGATTTTGGTCGGAGCTAAGGCGACATGGTACATCATTGGCGTTAGCGCTCTGATGGCAACCATTTGGATTTTCGGTGTTGGTAAAAAGGCATGACGCTGGAAGATGCAATGAGGGTCAGGTACTTTAACATCAACGACCTTAGCCGTAGATCGGGAGTATCAAGGCCGACGATTTACAGCATCTTGGGCAAGCGAAAGAAGCAGAAAAGTTCCGTTCGGGTCGATACGCTTCTAAAAATCGCAAAGGCGTTGAATGCAAAAATAGTCATCAACGAGAAAAAGACGAACGGATTCGACATTATTTTGAAAGAGGTGAAGAGAGATGAAAACAGTTAAAGGCACGGTGCTGTGCTGTATGAGCATTTCGCTTGCTATCGTAGCTCTTGGGTGCGGGAACGCCATTGAGAACGCGACGGACGGATGGGAGATGCTTGGATACACGTTCCTTGCTCTGGCTGTATTTCTTGTGGCTTTGATTTTAGCCGCAATTGGCGTAAGCGCCGAAAACGAGCGCATGGAGCAAGAGAGCCGGAAAATCAAGCGCATCCCGTATCACACAAACGAGTGGAGGGATGCCAAGTGAAGTGCCCGACGTGCGGAAGCGAGAAAATCAAAATCTATCGCAGCACATCATGCGAAGACAACATCATCCGACGGAGACTCTGCGAAAACTGCGGTCATGCGTGGAATACAGTCGAAATAGATATGGACCAGTGGGACTCCGTAACGAGGAGCTTTAGCAAGATGAAATATGTCATATCTCAGTTGGAAGCCCTTGTGGAAGAGATGAAGGCAAAAATCCTGAAACTTGGAGGTACGGTATGAACGAGATGTACGATTGCTCCGGCTGTTTTGATCGGTTCGGTGGCGTGGTCGAGCCACCCGATGACTACTACTTCGCACCCAGAGCGGACGAAGAGCCTGAATGGCAGCGGCCAGACGAAGTGGATTCCGTGTGCTGGGGAGAATGATTTTTGCACAGCCATATTAAGCCAAAGTAAGAACAATGAAGCCTAATGAAGCCGAAGAAAGGAAACGTATGGACAACAGCAAAATCCATGAAGCTCTGATGGCTGTTCAGTCAGAGTTGAAAGCCCCGAAGGGGCAGATGAACAAATTTGGCGGCTACAAGTACCGCTCGTGCGAGGACATTCTCGAAGCGGTCAAGCCCATCTTGAAAGCGCATAGCCTTGTGCTGCGGCTTTCCGACAAGCCTGTTATCGTTGATAGCTGGCATTATATCGAAGCCACTGCAACGGTTGAATCGCAGGATGGTGCCACCTACACGGTGACTGCATACGCTCGTGAGCCTGAGTTTAAGAAGGGCATGGACGATTCACAGATTACCGGCACTGCAAGCAGCTACGCCAGAAAGTACGCTCTGAACGGTCTGTTCTGCATTGACGATACAAAAGACGCTGACACGGACGAATATCAAAAGCAGACAACAAGCAGAGCCAGCAAGCCTGTGCAGAAGCAACCGGAATCAGAAACCATTCCCCCATGCGCTTGCTGCGGAAAGCAGTTGCAGCCTATTCAGTACAACAACCGAACCGTCACTCCGCTTGAAACTGCAAGAAGCACAAAGAAACGCTTTGGGCGCGTCCTGTGTTGGGACTGTGCTCAGAAACAGCCGAAGGAGGGCTAAATAATGCTCAACTCTATCGCAATTCAGGGCCGTCTGGTTCACACGCCCGAAGATAAGGTCACGAAGTCTGGCAAGGATGTTTGTACGTTCAGCATTGCTTGCGACCGCCAGAGTGGTGGTCAAAAGGAAACCGACTTCTTCAACTGCACCGCATTTGGTAATACGGCACTGTTCGTTTCCAAGTGGTTTCAGAAGGGAAGCCTGATTCTGGTGACTGGTAGCATCCAGACCCGAAAGTATATCGACAAGCAGGGAAACAACCGCACCGCAACGGAAATCATGGCGAACAAGGTTGACTTCTGCGGTGGCAAATCGGACAGCAAACCCGCTAATCGGGCGCAGGATGCACCGCAAAACTACTCTCAGGGCAATACAGATGACTTCTCTGTGATTGACGACAGTTCTGATCTCCCTTTTGACTAACGGTTACGCTACCGGGACAAAAGGCGAGAAAGGAACACTATGTTTTACCGTCCGAAAGTGGTTCGATGCTGCCTGAAAACTGGCGGGAAAAGCATCGAACAAATCAAAGAATCCCACAAGGGGCAAGGGCTGGTTTATCGGGATTTTGAAAGTCTCCAACAGATGTACGATGCTTTTTCTGGATTGATTGTTGAACTGTCCCTTTGGGAATACGACAACCACGAAAGCTACCATCTCGAAAGCTGGAAGCCAGAAGATGACGAAAAAGTTATGATGGGCGTTTATTACGCAGAGCAAATGCATCCATTCCCCCGATACAAGAACGATTTTGAAAAATTCAAAATGGATTGGGAAGCGAAAAAATATGAATGCGAAGGCGCATCTCTTGTTTTTGAGCCAGCAGATGTTGAAGAACTCGAAACCATCTGCGAAGAAGTTCCTTCGTCTTGACCGCCTACCTTATATAAGAGCTGTGCTATCTGGCTGGACGGGCGTTTGGAAAGATGAAAGTTTTAGTTGCCTGTGAGGAATCACAGGAAGTCTGTAAGGCGTTCCGGGCGAAAGGTCACGAAGCCTATTCCTGCGACCTGATTGAGCCGTCCGGCGGGCATCCTGAGTGGCATATTCTTGGAAATGCGATCAAGGCTCTTGAGGGTGGGCGAATCGTCACAATGGACGGCGTAACGCATGATGTAGGCAACTGGGATTTGCTGATTGCACACCCGCCCTGCACATATTTGACGAATGCAGGAGCAAGACACATTTGGAAAGGCGGCCAGCTACAGCCAGATAGAGTACAAATGGGTATTCTGGCAAGAGATTTGTTTATGCGGTTCTGGTATGCGAATGTTCCAAGGGTTGTCATTGAAAATCCAGTTCCTTCAAAGATTTTCTGCCTACCTAAGTATTCACAAATCATTCAACCGTTTCAGTTTGGGCATCCTGTGACTAAAAAAACATGCCTGTGGGAAAGAGGGGTGCCACCCTTGAAGCCAACAAACATCGTGGAGCCTGTAAAGGGGCGAAAGATGGTTTTGAAGGACGGAAACGTTCGATACTCTTGCTGGGAAATGGATTGCAGCGGGAGCAAGGAGGAACGGGCAAAGGCCAGAAGCAAGACATTTCCGGGCATTGCAAAAGCAATGGCTGAACAGTGGGGTTGATAGAATGATTACCTGTTGTCTCAACTGCACATCACGCCACCAAGCCTGTCACGACACTTGCGATAAGTATAAGGCAGAAAAGAAAGACTTCGAGGAACGCAAGGCATTCGTGTATGAGCTGAACCACAGCCAGAGCGTGTACCACCGTGATTATGAGGACAAACACCGGGAAAAAGGAAAGAAACGGTTTCTCGGAAGTGAATTTAGAGGTGAACGAGGATGAGAAACCCATCAAAGAAAACAATGAAACACATCGCATCCGTCTTAGATAGCCATTGCAGGTTCGATTCTGGTAAGCGGATTTTGGTTCCGTTTGAAAGTAGCCCACTTTCTTGCATTTGGTATGGGTTCAAACCACATAGCGGTAAGAAGGTGGTCGGCTATATCCTGAAAGACGGTTACAAGTATCCGTGCGAAAAATCTATTATCCGAAACGGATTGATGGTGGAAATCAAATACCCGGAACAGATTTTCGCACCCAGAGCGTCTACCCATACACATGGAGAAGAAAACGATGGACGGGTTGGTTTATGAACACCGGAAAGCAGTTTGAAGCAGACTTCAAAGCATCCGTCCCATCCGATGCGTGGTGCTACCGCTTGAAAGACAGTGCTGCCACCTACTACGGCGGCAACGAGAACCTGTCCTTCTCCATCGACAACATCTGTGACTTCCTCGTGTACCGATACCCGATGAACCACCTGTTTGAACTGAAAACCATAGAAACGCCCTCTATCCCTTTGGAAAAGGTGTTCGGAAAGTACGACAAGGCAAAGTGTAAATACCGCAAGGAAAGGCACATCACTGACATGGTGGATGCGATGGGGTACAGCGGTCAGACCGCCCATGTGATAGTCAATTACAGGGCGGTCAACCGCACCTTTGCAATCTCTGCCAGCAAGGTTTTGGCGTTCCGTTACAACGAGAGCCGGAAGAGCATCCCTTGGCAGTGGGCAGAGCAAGAGGGGATAGAGGTCAAGGCAAAAAGGCTGCGTGTCCATTGGCGGTATGACGTTGATGGGCTGCTAAAGAGATTGGAGGAAAGCCAAGCATGACAATGAAATGCGATAGATGTGGCAATACGTTTGTATGGTACGACAATACCATGACAATCGGAGCATCCGAAACAAGCGAACAATGGAAAGGCTGCGGAAACGCAGTACAGAAGGCTGTGATTGACCACAGTTATGTTCCTCTTGACTGGTACAAGCAAAGTGATATGGAACCTATTGCTCTTTGTCCCTCTTGCATGGCAAAGCTGAACGACTGGCTGAAAGGAAAGCAGGAACGACAAGCAAAATGGATTTACGATCCCGAAAACAACTCAATTCAGTGCGACAAGTGCATAGCGGAATACAAACTTCCTCCGTATGAACGTGAATCAGATTTTAAGTATTGCCCTAACTGTGGTGCAAAGATGGGAGAATGAAAGAATGAGCAAGAAAATTTCAGACATTCTTCCAAAGACGGAAATCTTGGCACAGTTGGCAGAAGAAGCATCTGAACTGGCACAGGCTGCGTTGAAGCTACGCCGTGCGCTGGATGGCACTAACCCGACACCGAAGAGTGTTGAGGAATGTTTAGAAAATATACAAGAAGAAATGGCGGATGTTTTTGTCTGCCTAACCATGTTTGGCAAGTCCGCCGAAAGAGACGGAATCTTGATTTATAACAGGTACATGGAAAAGGTTATCAAAATCGAAGATGAAAAAGAAGCCCGTTGGCTCTCTCGCCTTGAAGCAAAGGAGAATAAAAATGGCTGAATATCATGTTGGATGCGGACTGTTTGGAAATGTCTACGCTGGGACTTATGCCCCGCCTCGCAAAGATGGTTTACAGGCATGGCGTAACAAGTCTGAGGTGACAAGCGAAGCTGTCGAAGCGGTCATGGGACACTTCATCACAGAAATGGAGCGTGAAGACAAGAAAAAACTTGAAAAAGCGTGGGGCGTTATTGGAAACAAGAAGCTGAAAGTCACGTTTGAGCTTTCCACCGACAAGGAGCGGTCAGATGAATAAATTTGGCAACTGCCCACTGTGCGGCAAACAGATCAAGTCGACCAACCTCCGCAAAATCGCACGGCAGAATCAGTTGTACGGCTTTCGCATGGCTCTGGATGGCATCGCCGCCACATGGGGCGCACTGATTCAGAACCTTCGGTGCGATGCAGACCTGACCGATGAACAGGTACAGAAAATCATCCGCATTGGTGACAGGTACTGGGAGATGGTCGGCAAGTTCAAAGAAGAGGACATGACCCCTGACGAGTTTGCAGATTACATCACCGCAAAGTCAGAACAGGTTGAAAAAGAGCTGAGAGAAAGGTGGAGCTGATGGCAATATTTTCGGTAGAAGCTATTTCGGAAATCACTTCAATAAATTCAAAGTATTGCCGTATTAAAAGAGCAACATTCACTTGTTACTTCTGCAATACTGCCATTTCTGTGTGTGATGCACGCGTTGCAACTGCGATGGTAGATAATGGGGAAACTCCTATTTGTCCGATTTGCGGAAAGAAAACCATATGCAGTCTATATGAGTTTCAATCGCACGAAAATCCAAACATCATAGAGGATGTTAGGTGGAGGTAACAATGTTTGAATTTGCAACTCGATGGCTGGTCTGCCTAGTCCTGCTGGCGGTGGTAGTTCAGTCCGAACGGACAATCAAAGGCATGGTAGACAGCCTGTTTGAAGAACGGCAAGCAATGCTCGTCTGGCTGTTCATCAACGTGTGTCTGGCCGTTTGTACGGCTGTTGTTATGGGGTGGAAACGATGATTCAGGATGTCAACATGATAGGGCGTGAAAGGCTGGCTTTTCTGTATGGTCTTTATAGTGGCTGTGCGAAATCCGAAACTGAGCTTAATATCAAAGGCATTTATCAGAAAATTGCTTCCGAGTTAGCTTGGTGTTTGGGATTCAACGAGAACTACAGCAAATATTATGAGATGAACGGGGAATAACCAATGGACAACGAACTTTACTGCCCGATGAAAATGACCAGCAATCCTCTTGGTCGGTGCGTATGCGAAAAAGAAAAGTGCGCTTGGTGGCGACAGTTGGACAACTGCTGTTCCGTCTGGTGGATTGCACGGAAGCTGGACAGCATCGAAATGAAGATGAAGAGGTGAGAGCATGAAAAAGCGAATTTACCTTGTTCTCGAAACGGAAGCGGACGAGGACGACAAGAGCATCCTTAGCGATATTGAGCAAGAACTTGGGATGGCTACACACTATTTTGAAACCTGCTCTTATAGCGAAATCGGGTTTGAGGGATTGTGGAGAAGCACATTCGAGCAGCCACCTAAGAAAGAAGATGCAGATGAAAACGGCTATGTGATGGCGATTGCTGGGCCGATTACAAAGTCCGCTTGCGTAGGTTATCCATATAAGTGGTTGTGGAATGAAGTTGCAAAGCATCCATGTGCATACCCTGTTTGGAAACCCATCAAGGAGGTCTGACACATGGCAACACCCCCGAAGCGTGGTCGTGGCAGACCGCCGCTGACCGAAGCTGAAAAGAAAAAGCGTGAGAAGCGGGCGCAAAAGGCAAAAGAAGAAGCCGCTGCGAAGCGTGAGAAAGAGCGTGAGAAGAAGAAACAACAGATGCTTAACAAGCGGAAATCTATCCGCTCACAGGTGAGTAAAAAGGTGAAAGAACAACAGGAGTTAGCAATCACGAGGTCTAAAATGCTGAATACGGGCGATTTGCAGTCGAGAATCGGTGATGAAGAGGACAAGAAGGTCATCGGCATGATCGCAGCCAAGTATTTTGGCGACCTTCCGAGCGTGGACATGAACAACCCGATTGAAGTGCAGCAACGCCTTGACTTCTTCTTTGACGCTTGCATCGAAGCCAGAATCTCCCCTGTGGTCGAATGGATTGCACTGGTGCTGGGCATCGAATGGGTGAGCCTGAAGCAGATTATGGCGGGCAAACGCCGTGACGACAGCTTGCAGCAGAAGTACATATTGAAACTGATTCTGCAAATGCAGTCCATGTGGGCATACAACGGTATGTACGGTCAAGAAAATCCGGCAGAGTGGATTTTCCGAGCCAAGAACTACTTTGGTATGCGTGACAACGTGGAAGTCACCGTTGCACCGCCTGAACAGCCGTTGGGCGATGCCCAGAGTGCAGAGCAGTTGGCACAAAAGTACCAGACGACTTTGCCGAAAGGGATTGACGTGGAGTACAGAGAGGTGGAGAAAAATGAAACAACGGTTGGTTGACTTCTCCGACCCGATTCTTTCAGCGGTGCTGTTTATCTTGCTTAAAGACCGTACCACCGGCAAAAACATCATATGGGCGACAGAGCCACCGCCTGAACTAGGCGCAGGCTTTGCGGATGAAATCACGTTAGAACAAATCAAGAAGTGCCCACCAGTGCCACGAGTTCTCAAGCGTCTGGATGAGCAGAAGCAAAGAACCAAAGCAAAAGCAGAGGTTTTCACTCCTTCTTGGGTCTGCAAAAAGATGATAGACATGGGCAAAGAAAACGGTGCGATGCCCTATATGAAGAAAGAGCCTATCAAGTACATCCATTCGACAGTCCTTGAAATTACCTGCGGAGAAGCACCATTCCTTGTGAACCGATACGACACGGTAACAGGCAAAAAGATTCCAGTATCAAAACGGAAAGGACTATTTGACCGCAAACTGAAATGTGTAAACAACTGGTTTGATTGGAATGTCTGGACATGGCACGATGTGGCAGAGGACGCAGCGACGACTACATACGGCTATGAGTGGCAGGGTGACAGCCTGTTGCTTGCAAGAGCAAATATGCTCCTGACATGGCGAGAGAACTTTAAGTGGCTGTTTGGCATAGAGCCTGACGCTGGGAAGGTTCGCAACATGGCTGCTATCATTTCATGGAACGTCTGGCAGATGGATGGGCTGAAAAAGACCGTGCCCGGCACGGACATTCCGTGCAAAATCAAAGACTGGAAAGCCGACAAAGAAATCCTATTTAAGGATGTTGGAAAGGAAAAATAAAAATGATGGTTGGTATCGCAAAGAGAGAACTAGCTGACGAAGATTGGAAAACACACGTTGCACAAGACAAAGAGTGGATTCCTGCTGGAGCAAAAGTAGAAATTGTAAGCAAAGTCGAAAATTTTTATGGAACGTACTATCTTTGCAACTATAAAGGTAAGAATTATTATCTCAACCCTCGTAATTTGAAACTGGAAGAGGCGTGTTTGAACTAATGCAAACTGACAGAGGAATCTACCACAAGCGAGTATGTGACCGCTGCGGAGCGGTTCTGTGCGGCAGGATGATGAAGCCTGACGAATACTTCAAGGACTGGGCGTGGCGAAAGGACACAGGCGACCTGTGCCCGGAGTGCTATGCAGAATATAAGCGATTGATCGGACGGTTCAACAGGGGAAAGAGAGGGCAAAGAAGATGAAAAAGTGCGCTCTTTACAGATGCAAACAGTGCTTTGCAACCATGACGGACGAAGGCGATGTCAGAATCGACAAAGACATTGTTGATTGGATGTTTGAAAACGAAATGGAAGAAAGCAAGATTGGGTTTATCGCAAAGTTCAAAATAAGCGATAAAGTCCTCATCCATCGTTGCTCCAATAACACCGTTGGATTGTGTGAGTTTATCGGATGGAAGGAGATAGAGGAATGAACTTCTATTGCACCGCCGAACATTGCTTTATGTCAGGGATGCTTTTTCATAAAGGCGTTGTCAGGTGTACAGCGCATGACTGCAAAGACAGGACGGAGCCGTCCTGCGGCTCTTGCAAATGGTACGCAGAGCCGGAGGGCGTATGCGTAAACGACCAGTCAGAACACGTTGCAGACTTCGTGTGGGACGAACGCGGATGCAAGGAATGGGAGATGAGAAAATGAGCTACGATATTTATCTATGCGACCATGTAACGCATAAACCGCTCAAAGCGGATATTACGCATTTTATCGCTGGTGGTATGCGCGCTATGGGCGGTACAAAAGAACTGTGGCTCAACGTCACCTATAATTACGGTCGCTTCTATTATCGACCGGAAGTGTTTGGCGAAGGCGGCATCCGCTCCATCTATGGCAAGACAGGCGCAGAGAGCATCCCGATGCTTGAAAAGGCTATTTCTGCACTAGGTGACGATGTAGACGACAGCGACTACTGGAACGCCACAGAGGGCAACGCCAAACGCGCCTTGTACGGTCTGCTTGCGTTTGCAAAGATGCGCCCTGACGGCGTGTGGGATGGAGATTGAAAGGAGAAAGAAAAATGTCTTTGTTTGAAATTGTACTCGGTTTTGTTTTGACGACAATGATTGGTTTTGTGTTCGTTTCCCCGATTTATTTGCTCGAAAAATATATAGTTTTTAGCACTTTGGACAAATACATAGACAACGTAATCTTGAAAGCCATTGCGGTTGTAGCAGTCAATGTTCTTTTCTTTCTCGTTGGGTTTGCGATCATCTTTAGCGTTTACGGTTATAAGTGTTAATAACACGATTTGAAGAAAGGACGGGCAATGGAAACCAGACCGATTGATGCAAATGCACTCAAATTTTATTTTTCTGATAGGCAGATGGAGTATGCAAGCGTGGATGAAGCTGATTACACATTTAACGCCTTAATGTTCGATGTGCTCGGAGACGTAATAACAGCTATTGAAAATGCACCAACAATCGAGGTGAAAGACAATGGCTAACACACTCTGGCATCCAGCAAGCGAAACGCCACGAGAGCGGACGCAGCCTTTGTTGCTTGCGACTAAGACGACGTGGCGTGATAAAGATGGAAAAATGTTGCAAGGTTTCTCGCCAACAGCGTACTTTCTCGGCTGTTACGCAGACGGTCAGTTCTGGGATAAGATAGGCGAGAGATTGCCGGATAACGTGACGGTCACACATTGGATGCGCATTTATGCGCCGGAGGGTTGACAGATATGAGACCGATTGATGCAGATGCGCTGCGCCAGAAGATTGAAAAATGCGCTTTGGACGCAGACAGAGCTAGTTCCTTTTCGAATCCCGATGGAGGAGCTTTCTACGATGAGGTTCTGGATGCTATTGATGCAACACCGACTATTGACCCGAACATTCAGTGTCCTGTGACGCATTGAATGACGTTTCCGATGGTATAGGAGGGCTTATGGAAAAGAATGTCGTTGTTACGCAAGATATTGTTGACGCATTCACGGCAGAAATGCAGGAAGCATACAAAAAGTACGGTGATGATGAAGAAATCGTTCACAGCATGATGGATGGCATCATGTGTGAAACCTTAGAAAAGCTGGGCTTTGCAAAAGGCGTGGAAATCTTCAACGAAGCGCCGAAATGGTATGCGTAAGGAGGATTAAAAATGGATAGATTTGAAGGATTAACAGAAGCGATGACCCAATGTGCTGCATCACTTGAACAGCTTGCAAATGCTATCAGACAGTCCGAAACGCAGTGTGGTTATATCAAGCAGAAGCACAACCGACCTGTATACCGTAAAGGCGCAAAGATACATGAAGGTTGCAAACGAATTGTGAGAACGAGAGAGGGATTTAGAAAGTGAAAAAACTTAAATTTCCTGAGGATTTCTTTGCGTACAAAAACCCGGACTGCCCCGATAAGGATATTGAAAAAGCCGTGAACAGGATGAAGAACTGGATGAAGGACGAGACCTACAAGAGCAACCCTTGGTTCTTTATGGCTGCTGGCAACTATCTGATTGTCGGTCTGATTGCTGAGGATGGGCAGAAAACAATCTACGTTGCACGGCAGTATTATGAGATAGTCAATATTCCGGGCGAAGGATGGCTGCGTGAACCTGACGCTGAGTGCTTGTTTTAATGGAGGATTAAAGATGGAAGAACTCAAGAGATGCCCGTTCTGCGGTGGAGAAGTTGCCATTGCAGAAACAGGGACTGATACAAAGAAGTGGATGTTTATTTCGAGAGCGCACGGAGAAAACAAATGCACTTGCCGTGTTTTTATGGAAAGTGGGGAGTATTGGTTTGATTGCTCCGAAAAGGATAAAGAAAGAATTAAAGCCGACCTTATCGAAGCATGGAACAAACGCTACAAAGAGAACTGAGTATGGACAAAAAACGAGACAGCTTTACATTCCAACGATACTACTTTGAAGCCATCTCCACGCTCAAAAGTAAAGAGAAGCTGGAACTCTACGATGCAATCTGCGCATACGTTTTTGAGGAAAAAGACGCAACTTTGAACTCGAAAAAAGCAGAATCTTGTTTCATTTTGATTAAGCATCTGCTCGATGAAGAGTGGAAAAGAAGCGATATTGCGTCAAAAGGATGGTCTACACGAAAGTCAGCTCATTCTCATATCATAAATGAGATGAAGGTCAGCTCATATATGAGCTCAAAGTCAGATGACAATGAACCCATTGTATCAACTGACAGTCATGTGAACGTCAAGACCTTGCCGGAGAGCGCAGTCAAGAAGAAACCTGACATCTTCTCCGACTTTGCTCATGGCGATAAAGCCCTGTTGGAATCCCTGCGAGAGTTCGCACAGATGCGTACAAGAATCAAAAAGCCTATGACAGACCGGGCAAAGCAGATGCTCTGCAACAAGCTGGAAAAGTTTGATCGGCATGACTGGAAAGCCATTCTCGACCAGAGCATCTATGCTGGATGGCAGGACATTTACGCATTGAAACAGGATGACCAGTACGAGCAAAGTACGGAAACGGAGTTTCCTAGACTATGACAATGGACGTTCAAACGGTATTTATCGGTGCGCTGATGCTCTGCAAGCCGGGCGTTGTGGATGAAATCATACCAGACCTTGAACTTGACTTGTTCAGACCTGAGCTGAGAGACGCTTTTGCGGCTGTTCAGGGCTATTGGACGGCTAGGGGTAAGATAGATATAATCGAGATAAACACGCAGCATCCAGACGTAGCGCAGACGCTCTTGGCGTGTGTACAAACCTGTGAATCAGAGTGTGTACGAATTGACAGGGAGCAGATGCAGCGTTGGGCACAGCTTATCAGAGAACAAGCTGCACTCACTCGTGTGCAAGGTCTGGCATTTCAGATGACCAGCGAGCTTACCGACTATTCTGATCTATCAGACATCTACCAGCAGATGGGCGAGGCGATGAGCCTGAAAGCTGAGGAAGAAGATGCGTGGACATACGAGGATGTGCTGAACGACTATGTGCTTCACATGGACGAGAAGCCTGTGTATATCAAGACAGGCCTAGAGCGTCTGGATGAAGCGTTGCACATCTCACCGGGTGATTTTATCATCATCGGCGGCAGACCGTCTGCGGGTAAGACAGCCCTGTCCCTGCAAATAGCAGCAAGCATGGCAAAGCAAAACTACACCGTGTACTATTTCAGCTTGGAAACCAGCAAACGCAAGCTGGGCGCACGTCTGATGGCTAATCAAATATACTGCCCTCTGGACACGGTGAAAAACAAGGCGGTCAGCTTGAATGAGATTGACGGGCAGGCAAAGAACATGAAAATGCCCTTATATATCCGTTCCGCTGCCGGAAAGAACGTGGCGTGGATGAAGGCTCAGGCTCTGCGTAAAAAGGCTCAAATCATCTTCGTAGACTATCTTCAACTCATCCACGAAACAGGCGCAAAGGACAGATATGCCGCCATTACAGCCATATCCATTGCCTTACACGAGCTGGCGCAGACCACAGGCATTGTCGTGGTGGCTCTGGCACAGCTCAATCGAAACCCATCCAAGCCCGGAGCAACGCCTACTAACTCCGACTTGCGAGAGAGCGGACAGATTGAACAGGACGCAGATGCAATCATCCTTCTGTCCGGTGATAACCCCGACAAGTACCTGTTCCGGCTAAGCAAGAACAAGGAAGGCGAGATAGGCGACCTTCCCATCACGTTTAACAAGCAGATTCAACGGTTCCAAGAGTATACTTGGATGGATTGAAAGGAGAACTACATGGATGCATTGGAGAAGTTCATAGACAACGTGCACGCAGGAAAGGGAAGATACGGTCTGTGTGATGCTTGTCTGAACCGTCAAGGAGATTATTGCCTGTTCCATAACTTGTACAGACGAAGCGATGGCGTAAAAACTGCTGTTACTGCCAAAAAGCTTGAAAGAGTAGAAAAATGCAATTCTTTCAACTTTTTGGGGTGGGTGGTTCTTAGCAAAAAGGACAAATACGGAATCTAAGTGTATGGGCTGTCAGCAATGGCAGCCTTTTGCATATACGCGCACAGAAGCCCTACAAACGCTTTTGGCGTCAGATGTCAAACTTATCGACTGAACACAGAAAACAGCGCTGACATGGCTCTACGGGGCTGTGAGCGCATTGTAGAGGTCTACGACTATTGCAGGAGGAGAAAATGCAGTACATAACAGCAAACATTGTGCGTCCTCGATATAAAATTTACCCACGATTTCTTGATAAGATGAGCATTAGCGCAAATGCGAAGGTCATCTATGTAGACCTTCTTGATCGTTCGTTCACGTCAAGACATAACGGTAAAGAATGGGTCGATAGCAAAGGACGGGTGTTTGTTAGATGTTCCAATGCAGAAGCAGGGGACATGGTAGGGAAGAAGGAAAGGATAGCCAAAGAATACTTGAAAGAGCTGAAAGACGCCGGATTGATTGAATGCAAGCGCAATTATTCAAAATCCAACACGATTTACGTTGGGTATCCTGACGATGAGGAACTGTTCGACTATCAATCAGGCAATATATTGCCCAACTGTAACGACCATCAGGCAGAAAATTGCCCAACAATCGGGCAAAATAGTGCCCAACAATCGGGCAGAAAATTGCCCACTAGTAGATATATACATAGTAAATATAAACATAGTAGATTAGACGAGGGCGCTCCGTGCGCTCCTCAGTTCGAGGAGGTTAGCGAGTTCTTTATTGACAACGGAAGCACGACAAGGTATGCCAACCAGTTCATGCGGTATTACGAGGGACTTGGATGGAGAACAAAAAGTGGCAGTCCTATTATCAACTGGAAGCCAATAGCCCTTAATTGGATTGACCGAGAGCGGGAGAAGAAGCAGACTGATGGGTCTGACTTCCCACGATTGTAAAGGTTCTTTCCCCCTACAACCCTCTATCTCCAAAGCTACACCGTTAGCCAGCAGAGCAGACCGTAGGCGAGAACTGGCGTGAGGTTCGGACTGGTGGATGGTCTACGACTATTTCACATGGAGAATTGACTTCGTTTTGTAGTCAGTTGAATATGTAGAAATGTTGCATTAACTATTCCTAGCAGAATACTATGGATTGAACGAGATGCCATAGTGCGTTACTGGGAATTAAATCAAGCAGGAACAGACAGAATCGGATGGTACGAGTTATTATACGAAATAATCCGTGATTATTGGGAGTAACTATATCTGTATACTATAATAAGTACGGTTATTATACGAAATAGATATAACTAGCGTAGTAATAAATTATGCGAAATTGGAACGAGAGGTGATTTTGGGAGTGGTCGGATGACTTAGCGACTATCGCACCTCTCTTTTCCTAAAAGGCGAACGACTATTTCACACAAAAAACACACTACTATTTGACGATGATTCGCAAGAAAACGCTACAGCTATTGCTCTACGACTATCAGCGGACTACTCGTTACTATACTATATATAGGACTTTCAAAAGCTAGTCGTCTGACGACTTTACGACTATTCTACGACTATTGGATACGACTATTCCAGAAGCTGTTACGACTATTCCAGCCGGAACGCTACGACTATTGCTGACCTCTATTAGCTATCGGGCGAAAGCCCGAAAAGAGATGCAGCGAGAGCCGCCAATGGTTCCGCGCCGCCCGCCGCGCCCCTGCTGCTGGACTGCCCCGCCGGGTGGATTATGCCAGCCGGTGCGCCCTGATTGCTGACCGGTGCCAGATCTCCAGCCGCCGGGATGACCCTGTACAGGTGGAGACGCTGACCCCTCAGCAGGTGCGCCGGGTCTGTACTGCTGACAGCGTGTCAGCACTTGCCAGCGATCCACAGGCGGCAGGAGTTGACCCCGCCGGGCTGGCATGGTCTGTGATATGCTACACTGTCTGGTATGGATCCATAGCAGGGGCACACCGCTGCCCCCCCCCCTTTATATATACCTTATTATAATAGGGCGGCTGTGCTGAGCTGTACAGCGTCCGGCGTGACGCAGGCGGTGCGGTATAGCTGGATGCACCCGCCACACGGCAGCGGCAAAGCACGGCAAATAGCTGGGAAAGCGCCTGCAAAGCCCTGTGTGCTGTTTTGCTGCGTGGGCGGTATAGTTGCATAGACGGAATAAAGGCCTTTGTAAACGCTTGTGTGTGGCTGTATTGCAGGAGGACAAAAAAAGCCCTGCACCCTCAGCAGGTGCAAGGCAAAAGAAAAGCCCCGCCAGCGTGGGCGGGGTGGATTGTTGCGCGTGAGTTAAATTTTGTATTGGTCAAAAAATGCTTTCATTTCGTCATCGTCGTATTTTGTCAGCTGGTTATACCACTCATCATAAGATACATGATAGACGGTAGTCGGAAGGTCTTTTTTCTTGTAGCCTGTAAAATTAAAATTTTGATAGCTTTCTAAACTGTCGAATATGTCAAAACGGGAGGCGGGATGTGGGCCGATATCATCACCCCAATAAAAATATACAGCGTCGCCGATTTTAACGGCGGTATTTTCGCCGCGTCTGCTGAGGTATGCAAAAATCTTTTCTTCATCGGCTGACATTTTGCGGAAAAATTCGTTAAAACCTTCAATGACCTTCATTTTATACGCTCCTTTTTTGTATGGGCTTGCTGCTGCTAGTATATCATACTGCAAGCCCCAAAAACAGGACTTGCAAAAAATATTTTTGCCCTTTTGGGCTGGGGCGGGGTTGCTTTGCGGTGCAGCCCCGTTAAAGTGTCCAATCGGCGTTACTTAGACGCCTTAAATAAGGCGCTGAAGAACCAGAAGAAAAACAGGATACAAGATATCATGCGTGCACCCCCTTAAATACGCCCTTCGGCGGTTTTGTCGAAAATGTAGTGCGATCCGCTATCACTCCGGCGCACAAAAACATCATTTTGCCAGCCGTCAGAAACGATAATTCGCAACATGGTCAACATACCGTCATAATATGCTTTATCTTTTGCCGTTTTTTGGCGCTGTCCGGCTTTATCGAGTGCAGCAAGTGCACAGCTAAATCTTTTTTCGTCAATCATCTTATAACCTCCCTTATACCACGCTAAACCGCTTGTAGCTGGTTTTGCTGCTGCATTCTGCGTATACATCCGGGTGCAGCGTCTTGAGTAGCTTGCTATCGAGCCGGACGGAAGAAACATCTTTGTAAATGGCCTTTGCAGTGCCCTGCACCATTTCGGGCGCGCCGTGCATCATATCAATGATTTCAGCCTTTACAGCGTCGTTCATTGCTTCAAGCTCTTCAATGAGCCGCTTATTTTCGCGGTATGCGTTCACTTTTTCTTCAAACGTGGTCATTTTTCAGCCCTCCTTATTAGCTGTTTAAAATAGCGATCATAACGAGCGCGCCGGAGATCATGCCGCCCACGTACCAGATTGCAGCCCATTGGGAAAAGTCAAGAGTAATCATTGTTTGAACCCCTTTTTAGTCAAATTCCGGCATTGCCAGAATGATTTTTTTGCACCGCTCAACGCTCAAGCGGTACGGCTTGGAGCGGGTCAAGTTGTCCGCTACAATCTGAGTGTATACCATCAACGGCAGCTCAAACAGCCCGGCACACTTTGGATACAGGCGCACGGCCTGATTGCGGATTTCGGCGTTAATTTCGTCCGTTCTTGTCATCGTTTAGCCCTCCTTATATTGCGGGATGTAGCCCAGCACCTTAACTTTTGCCGGGATGGTGTAATAAATTTGCCCACAATCGGGGCACCAAACAGCGTCATATTGTTTGCCATCATCGCCCAGTGCCTTGCACTCTACCTCACAGGTAAAACGCTTTAGCGCGGCCTCCGTGAGCATTGCCGCTACATCTGCGGCGGGCTGCGCGTTATATGCTGCCACTGCCTTTTCTGCGTCTGCCAGTGTGTCAAATACTCCCAGTGTCCAGCCCGCACCCTCTAAGATGTAGTCCACCATATACAGGCCGCTGTCACTGCACCAGAGCCACACAACGGGCTTAATGGTCATTCTGCGGTTGTTCTGGGCTGCATAGAGCTGGTCAAGCGTGCCAGTCATTAACGTGCCGTCCTCAAATGTGGCGGTATAGAGGTCACTGCATTTATAAGTTTTTTCCATGGTTTATACCTCCGTGTATCCGTCTGCAATGGCCTGAGCCTTGAGCGTGTCCATATCCCGCTTTGCTACAACAGGGACGTCCTTAGATATCCAGTGTTCCGGGACGGTGGAGACCGTCTTGGTTTCGGTGTCGATGCACAGATAGTAGCCGTGCCCGTTTGCGTTGGTCTTGGTTCTGAATTCTAGTTTCATGGTTTTGGCCTCCTGTTTTTTGTGTTTCGTGATGTGTGATTTACACTTTTTAGTGTATGCTTTTGCTGACATTATAATAACACTTTTTAGTGTATTTGTAAAGTTGCACATGCAACAAACATACACGAAAAAGTGATGATTTTTAGGCCTGTTTTGGTGTGCCGCTCAAGCGTCCGTATCTGCTCAGTTTCGGACACGCTCCACGCCCTCCAACACCCGCCGCCGGTACGATCTGCCCCGCGCGGCCTGTCTGGTATCGGGTGCAGACCGGTGCAGCGTGTCCAGCGTCCGGGCGTGTGTGTCGGTGCGTGGCACGGTCTGCCCTGCCGCCTGTCGTGCGCAGTCGTTCCGGGTGCGCTGGGGGCTTGGGTCTCCACCGGCGGGGTATACAGGGAGCGCCGGGGGTTGGGTGGGTCATGCCCGCGATAAAATTTTTCAAAGAAAAAGGCGTTTTCGGGTTCCCCTTGCCAATACCCACCCCACCTTTACAAAACGGCACCCATCTGATTGTGCAAGTCTCCAAAAATTCCGAAAAATACAAAAAGACCCCTCTCGGAGCCTAGATTGTGCTATAATCAGCTAAAGGCTATGTGCCAAAGAAAGGAAGAATCAAAAATGAGAAAGAGAATCATTGCGGCAGCTCTGGCAGCGGCTATGATGCTTGCTATGCCTATTAGCGCAATGGCAACTGCAAAGCCTGATGAATGGTCTGCTCCTATTGAGCTGGAAGAGATCAATGCAACGCAGGTACAACCCATAACAATCAAAGAATCCCATAGCCATCTTGAAACAAAGTACGAATACGGTAAAACGAGATACTATGTGTTCTACGCTGTATTGGTTGAAAATCCCAACACCGATTGGGCGGTCGATTTTGTTTCGCTAAATGTCACGGTATACGGCGAAGATGGCTCCGTCTTAAAGACCGGTTCTGAAACGCTGGACTGGGTTGGCGAAGGTGATTCTTATTGGTATGGCGATTATATCGCTTTTGACTCTGATGGCGTTAAGCCGACAAGAATTGAGTATACGACAAGCGCAGAGGACTGGAACGTTCACGAAGCAAGTCCTTCCAATCAGATTATCCGTGCTGGTGAACTGGCCGTCACGAATGTTTCCAAGCGTGGCTCTGGCTACGATTTGCGATTCACTGGACAGGTTACGAACAACAGCCAGTTTACAAGCAACGCAGTCAAGGTCGTTGTCCTTTACAAAATGAAAGACACCGAAGGCAATGAAGTTCCTGTTGGCGGTGAGTATACTTACATCATGGACGGCCTTGCTTCGGGGCAAACAGCATCATTTGAGCTTCATCCGTTGAGTGGATTTACTGGTTATAGCTCTTATGAAGTGGTTGCCATTCAAGATTAACGCATAACACAAAAAGCCAGCGGCTAGATGTTCTCTAACCACTGGCTTTTCTATTGGACTATTTCACGGAGGACAAAAATGTCCGCCGTGTGAGTTTTTCGGATTTTTCAGAAAAACATCAATTATCCGTTTCTACGGATGCTTGCATAGAGCAGACGGAAGGTCTCACGGCCTTTCGGCGTTACTCTGGTCTGTACGCCACCGTGCTTGTTCTTCTGGTTGCAGTATTCCTTAACCGCAAACAAGCCGTCACCCTTGCCAGCTTTCGGCAAGATGCCCTTGCTCTTGTCACGGTAGATGTAACCGTCAGAAATAAGCATCTTGATGAACAGGCGTTCAGGGATGCGCAGTTCCTTTGCGGTAGAGCGGAAGTTGGTAGACACGTTCCATGCCACAAGGTCGTCGAAGTAGTCGGCTTTGGGCTGCATCTCCTCGTTCTTCTCACAGAGCTGCTTGTTCTGCGTCTGCAACGCTGCACTCTTTTCCTTCTCGGCCTTCATGTTCTGAATCAGCCCGATCACGAAGTCCGGGTTGGCAATAGCTGTCTCCAACAGGTTGTCTGTCATGTACATCCCATGCTTGCGGATGGATGGCAGAACTTCGTGAGTGACCCAGTGCTTGAACCGCTGTGCACTTTCCAGCTTGCTGCTGAAAATCAGACTGTACAGGCCGGATTCGTTGATGATGGTTGTCTTGCTCTTGTAATTAGAACCATCACCCTGAATCAGGGTAGTGGTTTTATCTTGCTCATCAACGTGTGCTGACAGTGCGTTCTCAGGCTTTGCGTAGCCAAGCGCCACCGCAATGTCCTTGCCAACAAACCAAGGGTCATCGTCAATGAGCATGACGCGGATTTCGCCAAACTCGGCGTTGTTGAAGATTTTGATGTTCTCAGACAAAGAAAGTTGCATTAAAAAGCTCCTTTTCACTTGTGAGAGAAGCGATTTTCTGCTATAATAACGGCGAGAGAATGCTTCTCTCAGGGTTGATATGATACGTTCGCTGCGGTCTCCAAACTTTAGCGAGCGTATCATTTTTCGTTTTCATCGGTCTCCGGGATGGGATGTAGCGTAAAGAACGCATCTCGAAGCGCAAAGGACAACGATACGCGCTTCTTGATGCAGTACGCTTGCAAATGCTCAAACTGCTTGTCAGTCATACTGATCGTCAGCGTTCGCTTGAACCGCTCGGCGTAAGGTCTACTCATGTTTATTCACCTCCTTTCATTTGCTGGTGATGTTAGTATAACCTTATTTTGTGTTAAGTCAAGAAAAGAAGTGCTACATATAGCACTCGATAGCGTTGACGTCAAAATTTGTAGACTTGCACAAAACTCAGCCTTTATTTTTGGCTGCTCCCGCTTCGTACCCTGCCCGATAGTTCAGTTCGGACAGCTTGCCCAGCGCTTCAGCGTACTCCCTGTCCTCGCTGGTTGGTTCTTTGCCGTGGGCGAGGGTTTTCAGAAATTCTTCGGTTTTCGTTGGAAAGTTCATGTTTTTTTCTCCTAACTCTTGCGGAGAGCAGCCCTTTTTGGTATAATAGATTCCGAAAAGGGAGACTGCCCCCTTGGTGGTTGCAGGTTCTCGTTTCGTGATGTGGATAAGCTATCAGCGTTGCCGTCCAAAGTTCCGCTGGTAGCTTATTTTTTATGCCTTGATGTTCTCAACGTAGGATGCTACCCACTCGATACCCATGCGGATAACATCGACCTTTGAGATACCCAATGCCTTTGCGCTGCTTTCCATGCTTGCGATCTGGCTCTCAGTGAGCCGGGTGCTTATCATGCGCAGCTTATCACGTTCCGAGGTTTCTGCTCGTCTTGCCAAGCCTATCACCTCGCTTTCGCTGAAACAAGTATAAAGCGTGAAAATATGCTTGTCAAGACCAAAAGTTTTACAGAAATGAAGTTTGGCAGAATTACTCCTTATTATAGAAAATTTTCTACCTGATTGTGATTAACTAAGTAAACATCCTTATACTACTCTAGTATGTATAAATACATACTAGAGTATATTTATATATTATATAAGAATAGAGCTAAGTTGGCTTACACTAAAAAGTGTTGACAGTTACATTAAAAAGTGTTACAATGGCATCAAGAAAGAGAGGATGCCTGTATGCAAAGCAATAAAATTGTCAAAGAGTTGATAGATTACGCTAGAGCTGGAAACCCGCACAAGACTTGGGCTTGGTGGGCGAACGAACTTGGACAGGAACGTCCTTCTTGCGTGACTGAAAGATTGAGGGGAAATGGCCTTTCGGTTAAAACTCTCGTGAAATTTTGCTGGTTGCTTGGTTATCGTGTTGTAATCGAGCCGAAAAGTGATGAACCTGTAAAAGACGGCTGCTACTTGGTTGATGATGGGCTGGAAGAATTTAAGAACGATTATTTTGTTCGAAAAGCAAAAGAACTTAAGGAAAAATCCACGCTTTGAAAAGGACGGTGAACCTGAATGATTTACGGTTACGCTCGTGTCAGTTCCGCTGGTCAGGCGATTGACGGTAACAGTCTTGAAGCCCAGTCGGAACTTTTGAAAGCCAACGGCGCACAGAAAATCTTTTCGGACGTTTACACCGGCACAAAGCTGCATCGACCGGAACTTGACAAGTTGATGGCTGAAATCCAGCCGGGAGACACGCTGTTAGTGGCGAGGCTTGACCGTATTGCTCGTTCCGTGAAGGGCGGCATTGAAATTATTGACAGCTTGCTTGCAAAAGACGTGTCCGTGAACATTCTGAATATGGGTCTGATGAACAATACATCGACCGGAAAACTGATTCGTAACGTTATGCTTGCCTTTGCAGAGTTTGAGCGTGACATGATTGTTGAGCGCACCAAAGAGGGCAAGAACATTGCCAGCCAGCGCCCCGATTACAAGGAAGGCCGCAAGCCCACCGAGTATGACCGCAACCTTTTTGACGTTCTCCATGAGCAGGTTGAGAAGCGCATTCTCACGGTCACGGACGCTGCCAAGCAGCTTGGTGTGACCCGCCAGACATGGTATCGGATTGCTGAACAGAGAAAGGCTGGATAATATGCGGGGAGAAGAACTGATTGTTAAGAATGGTAGCATCACACTGCGGTCTATGCTTGACTTTGGTGGATTCCTTGAAATTAAGAGGTTCTTGGAAGCCTGTCATTCGGAAAACTGCACCGTGACTTTTGCAAACGAGGAGATTGTCATTTTTCCGAATGAATACGATGCTGCTAAAGATGCTATCGTTTTTATTTACGGCACATTGGCAGAAAGACACAGTATCATTGAAAAGTATCTTCGTTACAAGTTAATGCTTGGGGATGAAGAACCGAAGCCTACTTTATATAACCAGTGAAAGGAGTAGCTCATGGACAACTTTAATGCCATTTACAAGATTCTCAAACTGCTGGATAAGCACAAGGGCGATGAAGAATTTGACTATGAGCTTATCTCTGCAAAAGCAATGAAGATGAAGGTCTCTGACTGGGAGCAGATTATGATTGAACTGCAAATGAACGGTTTCATTCGCGGTTTGGTCTACACGCAAGACTTGACGAACAAGTTCCCGCATATTGTAGAGCCGATTCACCCGCAGATTACCTTGAAAGGCATGGAGTATCTCTCCGAAAACAGCATAATGAAGAAGGTAGAAAAAGGGTTAGAAACGGTCGGGCAGTTCTTTTAATTGATTTTGAGAAATAAAATTTCTGAAATCGCATTATAAAACCGAATATTTGATTTTTGTGCAGTTGTAGGCACTCTTTACATTTTTGGGTAGGGGGTGCCTATTTTTTATGCAGCCAAAGCAGTGTATTGCCATTATTGACAGTATCAAAGCGTATGCAAAGCAGAATCCGACCGAAGCACAGGTCTATGAGGACTGGTTTCAGGCGGTGGTGAACCTGAGAGGTGCTTTACCGCAGGACAAGCGGTTCGACGCCTACAAGTATTCTGGCGAGTTGCGCTCTGTTTGTGCAGCCATGATGGGCAAGATGAAAACAGGCGAGGACGTGGCGAAGGTCTATGACATTATCGGTCGGACGTACCTGTTTGAAGCAAAAGATGTGTTCGATAGCTATTGCATCTACCTTGAATGGAATCGTGCGCCGGAAAAGAAGTTCTATCAGCCGAGACGCAGGGTTTTGAAAGTGCTGGCAGATGACCTTGAGGACTTGTTTTATAAGCGAATTGACTTCTTGGGAGTTAGCTTGCCCGCTCGCGTCGGAAAATCGACGCTATGTATTTTTTTCATCACATGGCTGATGGGCAACCGCCCTGACGTTGCATCGGTTATGAGCGGACACTCTGACAAGCTGACAAACGGCTTCTACGGCGAAGTGCTTTCCATCATCACTGACCCCGTGACCTACAACTGGGGCAAAATATTCCCTGACGTTCAGCTTGTGGACAAGAGCGCAAAGGACGAAAGCGTTGACCTGAACCGAAAGAAGCGCTTTCCCACCCTGACTTGCCGATCTATTGGCGGCACGCTGACTGGTGCTGTTGAAATCGGTGAGGGTGGCGTTCTGTACAGTGATGACTTGATTGAGGACTTGGAGGAAAGCCTGAACGTTGAGCGTCTGAACAACAAGTACGATGCCTACCTGAACCAGTTGAAAGACCGTAAAAAGCAAGGCGCATTAGAACTGATGGTCGGCACACGCTGGAACGTGCTTGACCCTCTGGGACGCATTCAGAACCAGTATGCAGACAACCCGAAGTACCGATTCCGGGTGATTCCTGCGGTGGACGAGAACGGACACAGCAATTTCAATTATGACTATGGCGTTGGCTTTGACGATGCCTACTATGCCGATATGAAAGCCAGCATTGATGATGCAACATGGTGGGCAAAGTACATGGGTAAGCCCTATGTGCGTGAAGGTCTGCTGTTCCCTGCCGATGAACTGCGGTATTTCAACGGCGTTCTGCCCGATGGAGAGCCCGATCGCAAGCTCATGGTCATGGACATTGCATGGGGCGGCGGTGACTTCACGGCTTGTCCTATCGCTTATGTGTACGGTGATGCTGTGTTCATCCATGACCTCGTGTTCAATAACGGAGATAAGACCGTGACCAGACCGGAAGTTGTCGGCAAAATCATCCAGCACAAAATCAACGTGGTGCGCGGCGAAGCCAACAACGGCGGTGATGAATATTGTGACGTGGTAGACAGCCAGCTCCGGCAGCAGGGCTATCACTGCTCTGTCCGCAGCCAACGTGCGCCAAGTGGTCAAAGCAAGCTATCAAGAATCATCCAGTATGCGCCGGACATCAAACGGTTCTATTTCCTTGATGAGAAACACCAGTCGAAAGAGTACAAGGCATTCATGGAACAGGTGACGATGTTCACACAGCTTGGCAAAGTTCCGCACGATGATGCACCGGACAGTCTGGCACAGCTTGCCGATGAATTGTATAACGGAATCAGTAAAATTGAGCCTGTCAAGAGGCCTTTTTGAGAAAAGTGTCATATATAGCAGTGCTTGGAAGCAAAAATTTGATTTTCGATTATATTTTGCTTTACAATATAAGCAGGAAGCTTGCTACTTCCGTCAGGTATTCTTCTGATGAGATTTTGTCATTTTGCTCATCGGCCCTTCATTGTGTGAATACCACTCCTTTCTTTCCTGTGGCGACGGTCGCTCTTCGTCACAGGTTTCTATGAGTTGCGTTCTCTACCGGATGAGAATGCTGGTGCCCCCAATGCTTAACGATGCCAGCAAGCGGTGGTTCAAACCCACCACGCAGCACAACGATTCTCTTGCTTTGCATGGGATATTCTCCTGAAACTACCTCTTCCGTTATTCCCGGCTCTCAATGCAATGTCTTTAGATTTTTCACATTGCAAAGAGCAACGGCTCCAATTAAGCCGGGTTTATCACAGATTGCAGCGGTCAGGCAGCTGCACGTCGAAAGACGTAGGTATTGGTGCAAATCCGAAATCTGTGACCATTTGTGGTTTTCTTTTAGGCGGGAAGACTACGTTGTTAGTCCCGACAACTAACTAGCGTGACCGGAAGCGCGAACAGTTTCCCGGTAGCTTCCGACAGGTCTGTGCTTAACAGCCTGTTTCCAGAAATTCAACGAAAGGAGCGCTCATGCTAGTTAGAATCTGTTGCCCTTGTATCCGGCAGAATCCTATTTATAAGAACGTCCGCTGCAACCGCTATCTTGGCGAAGTAGACGGACGATACCATTTCAAGTGCGACAGATGCAAGGGCGTTATCGAAGGAGACACAAGGGAAGGATGGGTGAAAATTATTCATCCACCAGAGAAGTGAATAGCTTTTGAAGCGCAGTTTTGGCGCAGTGAGATAGACCTTAACAGGTTTGTCTTGCTGCGCTTTTTATTTTGCCGGAAAGGAGAGAAACATGGCTGAGTATCAGACGGTCGTTGGCGGATTTTTGAATGAGCCGCTAACCGGACGCAGACCGATTGAAACGCCGGAGACCGAAATCAATCGGGCAAACGTGCTGAAAGTTGTCATGGGCAAGGCAGAGCCCATTCATCTGCTGAACAAGAACGAGATTCGCTTTCTGCACAACTACTACTTGGGTAGCCAGCCTGTCCTCCACCGCACGAAGGAGTACCACGCTGAAATCACCAACTGCATTGTAGAGAACCATGCCAACGAGTGCGTTGGCTTCTACACCGGCTACATGAGCGGCACTCCTTGCTCTTATGTGCGGTCTGAAACAGCAACAGGTGACGGTGAGGAAATTGCTCGCCTGTCTAACGCCTTGCAGTATGAGGGCAAGGACGCGCTTGATCGGCGGCTCTGGCAGTGGATGTTGGAGTGCGGACAGGGATACCGCATCGTTCTTCCTGACAAGGGGTACAACGGAAACTACCCGGACGAAACACCCTTGCTGGTGGACGTTCCCGACCCGGATATGGCGTATGTGATTTACAACTCCGGCATCGGGCATAAGCCTATCGCCAACGTGCTGCACATCCCACGCAATTATCAGAATGACCTGAACGACTTAATTTGCGTGTATACGCCAAACCAGTACTTTGAAATCGACAACGGCAAGGTTACGAAATCGGAGAACCATTCTCTCGGAATGCTGCCGATGGTCGAATACAAGCTGAACCCGGAGCGGATGGGTCTGTTTGAACCAGCTATTCCTGTGTTGGATGCCATCAACGACCTTGAAAGCAACCGTTTGGACGGTGTGGCGCAGTTCATCCAGTCCATCATGGTGTTTACCAACTGCCTTGTGGACAAGGATGCGCTTGACCAAGTAAAGGAACTTGGCGCAATGTGCCTAAAATCCACTTCTGGTCTGCCCGCTTCTGTTTCTCAGATTGCAAACGAGCTTGACCAGCAGCAGAGCCAGACCCTGCTTGATTCTATGTTGAACGTGTACCGCAGTCTGACTGCCATGCCTAGTGCCACTGGCAGCGAGAACGCAACGTCCGACAATGTGGGTGCGGTCATCGTCCGCAATGGCTGGAATCACACCGAAGCAAGGGCGCAGCAGTACGAGAATATGTTCAAGTATGCTGAACGTCAGAGCCTGTCTGTAATGCTGAAAATCTTGCGTGATACGGTTGGCTCTAAGCTGATGGCAAGTGACATCAACATCAAACTGCCACGCCGTCAGTACGACAACCAGCAGAGCAAAGTTCAGATTTTCGCACAGATGATTCAGCAGCCGATTGACCCGCAGCTGGCGTTCACCACGCCCGGTCTGTTCCCAGACCCGCAAGCTGCTTACGAAATGAGCAAGCCCTTCCTGATTGCTGCTGGCAAGCTGGGAGAGGATGGGAAAGCGCCGGAGCCGCAGGAACAGCCTAAACAGGACGCTACCGGCACAAATACCGGGGACATGGCAGACAAACAGTCTACCGATACCAATAAAGAAACAGAGGGCGAATAACCCTTTGCTATAAACACGGCAGGGAAGCCGGGATACAAATTTCGCAGCGTTGCAGGGAAGCAACGGTAAAAAAACGCAGGAGGAAATTAACGATATGAAACTCAATGTGTTGCTTGGTGATGCCTACAAAGAGGGCATGACCGCCGATGAAATCATTTCTGCGCTTGAAAAGGTTGCAGACCCTAACGCAGAGGTTGAGAAGCTGCGCAACGCCGTGACGAAAGCCAATGGCGAAGCTGCTGAGTACAAGAAACAGCTCAAGGCAAAGCGTACCGATGACGAAAATGCCGCACAGGAACAGGCTGACAAGCTGGCAGAGATGCAGAAGCAGATTGAAGCCCTGACTGCCGACAAGGAAACCCTCGTCAAGGAAAAGACCCTTGCATCTTACCGTGAGAAGTTCGTTGCACAGGGTTATGACGCTGAGCTTGCCAACAAGGCTGCATCTGCACTGGCTGACGGTGACATGGACAAGGTGTTTAAGTTCCAGTCGGAGTTTATGACCGCCCATGACACCGCATACAAGGCTTCTCTGCTGAAGGATATGCCCACACCTCCGGGTGCGGATGGCAATGGTGACGGCGCAGATAGCGCAGGTGTTTCCTTTGCTAAACGCTTTGCGAAAGAGCGTGCAGACGCAAACAAGGCATCGAGCGACGCAATGACCGCTTTCCATTAAGGAGGAAAACATGAAGTATACCACTACTCCGGTATCGGCTCCTGAAAGCACTATTCTGGCTGCTGATACCTACGTTGCCATTCCCTTTACCGTCAAGGAAACCAATGCCGTTCCGGCTGGTTATCCCATGGCAAAGACTGGTCTGAAAGCTGCTGCCACTACTGGCACTAGCGCTGCTGACGCAGCTACCGATGCCATTGGCATTCTGCTGCACACCGTTGACCCTGCCGTCAACCCCAATGGCGCGCTGCTGATTCAGGGCGTTATTGATGTGGACAAGGCAAAGCTGTCCGGCTTTACCTATTCTGCAAACGATATTGCCGCTCTGAAAAAGGCTGTTCCTGCCGTTTTCTGCCGTACTGATGTTGGCGCAAAGAGCGAGTAAGGAGGACTAAATTATGGCACTGAATCTGAATGAAATCTTCTCCCCCGCTGCGATTGCCGCCTATTGGACGAATGACCCGACCAATGCGCAGCCTTATGCTTCCGATGCTTTGTTCCCTGCCCGTAAGAAAGTCAGTATGGAACTGAAGTGGCTGCGTGGTCACAAGGGCGTTGGCGTTTCGCTGAAGCCTAGCGTGTTCGACACTAAGGCTACGTTCCGTACCCGTAAAGGTATTCAGGTGACGGAGACGAATATGCCCTTCTTCCGTGAGGGTGTGCATATCGACGAGAGCGACCGTCGCAAGATCATTTCTGTTTTGGCTACCAATCAGGAGTTTGCAGCAGATGTTATCAATCGTGTCTACGACGATACTGCACAGCTTATCACTGGTGCTCGCATCGTTCCTGAGCGCATGGTATGGCAGCTTCTGGCTCCCAAGAATGGCAAGCCCGGCATTTCTATCGAATCTAACGGCGTGAGCTACGTCTATGATTATGACCCGGATGGCACTTGGCAGCAGTCCAATTACAAGGCTCTGACCAAGGAGAAGTGGGATGCTCCTACTACTGCAACCCCCATCGCCACGATGACCACTGCCGCAAACACTGTTCTTGCGAACACTGGCGAAGTCATTGCCGAAGCCTACATGAATACGAACACCTTCCACAAGATGATTGCTGCGGATGAAATCAAGAACCGGTTCCTGACGGTCATGAAGACCACTACCGCCGTTCTGGTTGATTCCGAAGCACGTTCCGTTGTTGAAAGCGCATCCGGCATCCGCATCCACCTGTATGACAAGATGTTCAAGCCGGAAGAGACCGCTGCCGCCGAGAAGTATCTGCCTGATGGCTATGTTGTGCTGGCTCCTTCTGGTTCTCTGGGCAATATGTACTACGTTGCGACCCCGGAAGAGGTTGACCTGATGGCTGGCATTTCCAACGCACAGGTCTCCGTTGTGAACACCGGCGTTGCCATTACTACAAAGCAGGAAGCCCATCCTGTCAGCACCGACATTATTGCTTCCGAAATCGTCCTGCCATCCTTTGAGCGCATGGACGCTGTGTACTGCATCAAGGCTTACTAAGGCGAAAGGAGGAAAGCAGCATGGGAGACCAGTATTCCGAAGCGGCAGTCAAGCTGGGGCGGTACATTGCTCCTGCACTTGACCGTGAAGTCACGGACGAGGACTACCCACTCTTCGACCTGCTGCTTGATTTTGCCAAAGACAAGATATTTGCGCAGGGTTACCCTTTCGGCAACAAACCGGACGAGTTGCCCTCGCAGTATCAGTCGTTGCAGATACGCATTGCAGCGGAACTGTACAACCACATCGGCGCAAACGGACAGACGAGCTATACCAACAACGGTATCACTCGTGTGTGGGAAAGCTCCGATGTGGCGCAGTCCCTGCTGAACGAAGTGGTTCCGAGAGTAGGTGTTATCGGCTGATGTTCAATGGAAGCCCTCTGGACAAGCGCCCGCTTTGGTATTCAAACCCCATCGGCGAGAAAGAACCTGTTGTGGACGAATGGGGAAATGAAACTGGCGAGACATCGCAGACGTGGAGTGACCCTGCAAAGCTGATGTTGAACGTCAGCCCGCCTACTGGTTCTGCTGAAGCAAGCCCTTTTGGGGCGTTCACGGATTACAGCTATGTTGTCAGTTCGTCGAGCAAAAAGCGCAACACACCGCTTTATGAAGGTACGCACGTCTGGTTTCAGACAGACATTTCAAAGCCTTTCAATTACATTGTGGTCAAGGTCGCAGAGCATATTACAGACACGAAGTATGCGCTGAAAGAGGTTGCTGCAAGTGAAAATTAAAGTGAGGTTGAGCGATGCCGGACTTCGTGATGCGGAACGTCAAATACAGGAGTACAAGGCCACCCTGAACAAAAAGGCTAGAGCGTTTGCTTTTCGTCTTTCTTGGCTTGGGCTTGAAGTCGCAAAGGTGCGTTTCGCTAATGCTGAATACGCTGGCTCCAATGACGTGAAATGCCATATCAACCAAAAAGACAAAACTTGCACCATCGTTGCAGAGGGCAAGGCAGTTGCCTTTATCGAGTTTGGCACCGGCATACATCACAACGGATATGGTGGTGAACTGCCACCCGGCGTTGGGGCGCATGGCTCCTACGGCAAAGGGCAAGGCGCAAACCGCAGATGGTACTACTATGGTGAATCTGGCAATGCTGGCACTCCAGTTAAGGAAGTAGACGGCAAAGGTCAGCTGAATTACACCAGCGGCAACGAACCAGCTATGGCTATGTGGGGGGCTGTTGAGGAAATGGCTTCTCAAGTCGAAGCAACGTGGAGGGAGGTTTGGAATAGTTGATTGATTATTTCAATTCTATCTTCACGGTTGTTGCTAAGGAACTACGAAAGCAAGTGCCCGGCATCTTCGTTACTGGTGAAATCAATGACAGCAACGTTAAAAAGTTTCCGTGTGTGCAGATAGAGGAAAACAGCAACCTTCCTGTTCACATTGATTCTGCCGGACACAGTAAGTATGCTGCCGTATCCCTTCGTGTCCGCGTCTACTCCAACAAGGAAACCGGACGCATTGCGGAAGCACGCTCCATTGTTGGAATCGTGGATTCTATTCTTGAACCGCTTAACTTTTATCGCAAGTCGTTTGCCCCGTTGAATGGGCTGTATAACAATTCCGTCTACCGGATTGAGTGCAGCTACGGGGCAACAATCGGGGAGGACGGAATGATTTACCGAAATTAAGGAGGTAAACATTCTATGAGTACTGCTATCTCCGGTCTGAATACCACCCTTTATTGCGGCGAGACCGCAAGCACACTGAAAAAACTGTGCGACATTAAGGATGTGCCCGACCTGATCTCCGACCCGAACCTTCTGGATGCAACCACCCTGTCTGATGGTATGCAGAAGCAGATTTTTGGCATCGTTCAGGCTGACACCAAAGCCTTTACCGCCAACTACAACAAGACCGACTACGCTGCTGTCAAGGCTGCTGGTTATGACGATACCTCTGAGAGCAACGTGGACAAGTACTACGCCCTGAAGATGCAGGACGGTTCCGGCTTCACTTGGCAGGGTATGCATCAGGTCGGTCTGTCCGGTTTTGGCGTGGACGAGGTCGTGGAAATGACCATCAATTGCATCTTCCACTCTACCCCGAAGTTCAGCGAGAGCCTGACCGTTAATGGCGGCTAAACCGCAAAAATCGAATCAATCAAACCGGGCGGAACTGAACAACTGATCTGGTTCTGCCCCTATTTATAAAGGAGAGCATTTATTATGGCTACTAAAGTTATCAACTTTCATTCCCCCGATGGTAAGAACACTTATGAGCTGACTTTCACCCGTGACAGCGTGGAAGCCACCGAGCGTGCAGGCTTTCAGATTGGCCAGTACACCCAGATGACCAATCTGCTGTCCAACTCTCGCGCTCTGTTCTACGGTGCTTTCATCGCACGAAACAAGGGCATCAAGCGCAAGGTCGTTGATGAGATGTTCCAGCACATCGAGGAGAAGGAAGACCTGATGGGCATTCTGCTTGAGATGTTCATGGACGCTTCCAAGTCTCTGCTGGCAACTGACACTGAGGACAAGACCGCAAAAAACGCAACGTGGGAGATTGTGTAACCGCACAATCTCAGGAAACAGACGGAGAGGGAGAGCCATTCTCCTTCTCCAAGCTGTTTCACGATGTAGAAACCTATTACATCTCCATCGGCATGACATACGACCAGTTCTGGTACGGCGATGTCTGGCTGGCGAAGGTCTACCGTGACGCAGAGGAGCTGCGGGAACGCAGAGCCAATGCTGAAGCGTGGAGAAACGGCTTTTACATGGCATCTGCGCTTTCCTCTACGGTTGGCAATATGTTCCGAAAGAAAGGGTCTAAGCCCATCAAGTACATGGATAGGCCGATTCCCCTTACCCAAAAGGAGAAAGACGAGTATGAATACCAACGCGCAGTTGAGGCGCAGGAGCGAATCAAGAGAATGATGTTCTCTATGATGGAAAGTGATGGTGGTAGTGATGGCTGATGTTGATATTACAAGCTTATCCGTAGAGATTTCTGCGGAATCGCAGGGCGCAGAGCTTAATATCGACAAGCTCGCTACCGCCATTTCTAATTTGCGAACAAAAGGAAACGTCACAAAGGTTGTGAACAGCCTTGACAGGCTGGCCGGTTCCATTGCAACCCTGAAACAGGCATCCGCTGGAATGTCTGGACTGGGCAAAATCACTAGCTTTCTGAATGGGCTTTCCAATGTCAACACGACTGCAAGCGCAAAGAGCATCAACACGGTCGTGAATGCAATCAAGAAGATTCCTGCGGTTGTGTCTGGCTTAAACGGTGTGGATTTTTACTCCATGTCTGGAAGCATTACTCAGCTCACTAACGCTTTGGCTCCGCTGTCCATTCTGGACGCATCGAACCTTAAAGCTCTTGGCAGTGCTTTTAATGCGATTGGAAAGGTTCCTGACCTGACCGACAAGCTGAAAGCGACAGACCTTGATTCTTTTGCAAGCTCTTGTCAGAAGATTTCTGCTGCTCTTGCTCCTCTTGCATCTCAGCTTGACAAAGTAGGCAACGCTTTTGCAAAGCTCCCCCCGCAGTTGAGCAAGGTTGTGACACAGGCAAACCGTGTGACCGCAGCCAACGAAAAGCAGCGCAAGAGCTATCTCAGCCTGTCCCATCAGATGAACGGCTTTATGCTGAACATGGCAAAGCTGGTTTCGTTGAAAGCTATCGCTGAGTATCTTGGCAACGCTGTTGCGAAGTTCAATGACTTCTACGAAGCAACAGACCTGTTCCATAATGCTATGGGCAATTTGAGCGGTGAAGCCGATACGCTAATTAGCAAGATGCAGGGGTTGCTTGGCGTTGACCCGACCAAAGCGATGACCTACATGGCTACCATTCAGAGCTTGGGTACTTCGTTTGGTCTGACCAGCGATAAGGCATACATTCTGTCTAAGAACCTGACTCAGCTTGCCTATGACGAAGGTTCCTATTGGAACAAGGACGTTGCAGAAACCTTTACCGCAATGTCCTCCGCTATTTCTGGCGAGATTGAGCCTATTCGCCGTTTGGGCATTGATCTAACTCAGGCACGGTTGCAGCAGGAGCTTCTTGCTTTGGGTTTTAACAAGCAGGTTTCCAGTCTGTCTCAAGCAGATAAGGCAGTTCTGCGTTACATTGCCATTATGAAGCAGACTGCAAACATTCAAGGCAACCTTGCACAGACCATCCAAAGCCCTGCGAACCAGATTAAGATTCTGAAAGCTCAGTTGGATATGCTGGCGAAGTCTGTTGGTTCTCTGCTCTACCCTGCCATGAAATCCATTCTTCCCCCGCTGATTGCTGCTGTTCAGCTCATTCGAGAGTTTGTTGAATGGGTGGCAAAGCTGATGGGCGTGAAGGTCGTATTCACTGATTTCACCAAGAGCGCTGATAGCGTTGGCGGCATCGGTGACGCAATGGATGACACAGCAGATTCGACAAAAAAAGCTGCCAAAGCCCTCAAGGACTACACGATGGGTTTTGATGAACTAAACATCATTGACCCCACACAGGGAAGTTCCGACTCTGGTAGCGGCGCATCCGCTGGCAACATCTTGGGCGATGTAGACTTGTCCGGCTACGATATGTTCAAGAACTATGTTGGCACATCTATTGATGAGATGAAGCAAAAAATCAAAAGTATGCTTCCTCTGATTGAATCTATTGCGGCTGCATTTGCTCTTTGGGAGCTTGGAAAGTTCATCAAACAAATCGGTGAAGTTATCAAAGGCATGAACGGCATTCAAAAAGCCGCCGCCATGATTGCCATTCTTGTTGTCGAATGGACACTCGTTCAGAAGTTTTCCGATAGCTTCTTGAAAACCGGAGACGTTAAAGCATTTTTTGCGGAATGGCTTACTACTGCCGCAGCGGCTATCGGCGGTTACGCTTTGTTTGGGGCTGAAGGTGCATCTCTTGCCCTTATCGTAAGCGCCGTTGCACAGCTTGAATCCATTAAAACCAATCTGTCGCAAGGCACTGCCAAAGCTACTGACGCATCCGTTTGGATTCAAGGCATTAGCGCCGCCGTAACAACTGGAATTGCTGGTGCGGTATTTACCAAAACTGCCACAGGATTCTCGCTCGGTCTTTCCGTTGGCGCTGTTCTCGCCTTGTCTGCCATCACTTATGGTGGCACAAAAGGCGGCTCCATTAAACCGGGTGATTCCATTGATATGCTACTGACGGCCTTGACGGCGGCTGCTGGCGGTCTCGCTGGTGTTACGCTCGCTTTGACTGCTGGCGCTTCCGCTCCGATTGCTGGCGCAGCACTTATTCTTGGTGTTGGCGTTGGCGTTGTTTTGGAACAGCTTGGCATTACCTTTGGCAAAAAAGACCGTATCAAAGACGTTGAAGATTACATCAAGCGTTACGAAGATGCCGGTTATACAACCCTTGCGATTCACTACCGTTTGAAAAATCTTGGCTTTTCCGACAATGAAATCAATATGGCTGAACAAGGCATTAATTCTACGTTCGAGATTTTCCGATACACATTCAACGAAAAGCTAGAAGCTCTCAATGAGTGGTGGAGCCAGAAGTGGGAAGGTTTCAAGGAAAACATTGGCAAATCTTGGGACAGTCTCAAGAATTTCGCAGCGAACTATTGGGAAAACAATTCGCTGATTCACGGCCTTATTGAGCAAACAAAACAAAACATCGCCGATTTAAAAGAAACGCTCGGCACTATTCGAAAAGCGTTTGACCAAAAAGTTAAAGACATTGAGGAAAGCGCCGCAAATGCGGGAAGAGCTGCTGCGGAATGGGTAAACGGAGTTCTCGACAAATTTAGAAAAAAGCGTGATGAGTTCTTTAATGCTGGCAAAAACCTGATTCAAGGCTTTATCGACGGTATCAAAAATTTGAAGGAACAAGCCATTAGCAGCGTTACCAGTATTGCCACTTCTGCTGTTGATAAGTTCAAATCGCTTCTAGGCATTCATTCTCCTTCTACTGTGTTTGCGGAGATTGGCGGTTACATCGACCAAGGCCTTGCAAACGGCATCACTTCGGCAATCTCCTACGTCACCACTGCTATGCAGGGCGTTGTAGATGCTGTGCAGGAAAAAGGCAACGCGCTGATTAACGCCGGTTCTACTCAGGCTACCAACTACGTTACTGGGTTCTTGAACGGTCTGGATACCCAGTGGCAGCAGATTGATTCCAGCTTGCAGAACGATTTTCTGGGCAGTATGAAGACGCTCGGCACTGCCATCGAGAAGGGCGATTTGCAGTCTCTTGGTAAGTGGGCGGCTTCCTATTTCTATCATGCAATGGATGATGAGCAGCGCGCACAAATCAAGTCTATTGCAGAAAACAGCCTTACTTGGCTGACAAGCAACCTGAGTGGTGTTTGGAACAACATTGCCGGTATGGCTTCTAGCTTTATCGGTCAGTTGGTTCCTTCGACCGTTGCGGCTACGACGGCGCAGACCGGATTAAATATTGCAATGGACGCAAACCCGATTCTGTTTGTTGTTTCGCTGATTGCAATGCTGGCTGGCGCTTTGCTCAATCTAGCCGGAACGAATAGCGACGTTGCGGGCGGCATTTCTTCCGTGTGGGGCGGTTTGAAGGATTTCATGTCCTACATTTTCGAAGGAATCGTGCGTCTGCTCGGCACATTTGTGCAGGGCTTCATCAACGGCGTAAATATTATGATTGGCGCATACAACCTTGTTGCACAGCTCTGGGGCGGTCAGATTGATTATATCAAGAACCCACTGTTTGAGTATGCGGACAAGATTGCAGCCGCTCGTGAAAACAGTTCTTCCGTTGACTCTCTCGCTTCTGGAAACTTGGATTATTCCAGCGTTCCGGGAACCAGCGAATACGAACAGGCGTCTGGCTCCGGTTCGTATTCTTCTAGCAGCTATACCCGGTCGGCAGAGCTTACCCCGTCTGAACTGCGTGATTCCGTAAAGGAAGGGTTCATCGCCGCCTTGCAGGAATCCGGTTTCGGAGACACGGACAACGGGAACTTTACGGTTCGGGTCTATCTTGACGGAAAGGAGATCACTTCTGCGGTCGAAAAACGTCAGAGCGATCGCGGAATGTCCCTGATGGGAACGGAAGCATACAGCTACTAAGGAGGCGACAGTTCTATGGCAAATATTCCAGCACTGGTCACAGTGAACGGTACGGCATTGCCTGAACCGTCCTCTTATGAAGCTACCACGAGTACGATTGTGGATTCTGGACGAAATACTCAAGGAAAAGTGGTCGGGGCCGTCGTGCGACACGATGTTGCAAAAGTATCGCTGTCGTGGAACTACCTGACCGCAGCCCAGTGGGCAACCGTCCTTAGTTTGTTCACAAGAAACTTTTATTGCTCGGTTCGATTCTTGAACCAAGCAACAAACACTTATGAAACCCGGCAGATGTATGTGTCCGACCGCACATCCGGCATGTGGAGGCGAAGCCAAAACAGCGGAAACGTAATGGGCTGGGCTGGATGCAAACTGGCGCTTGTGGAGGTCTAAGATGGAGCATCCTTCTCAAAAATGGCTGAACAAGTTCAGCGAAACGCTTGTTCCTGAGACGTTTATCAAAATTTTTTATGATAGTACAGAACCCGGCGTTCAGAAAGATGCTTCTGCAAGCGCAGATACTCAAGCTTCTTTCAGCAATGTTTCTGGAATCACGTCTGACAACGATAAACGCACTGTTTCAAAATACGCAACCGGAGAGCCAAACCTTCATTTGCTTGACGGAACATTTTTGCTTTCACCAGTGCCCGGTTCTTCTGCCAATGATGCCGGATATATCAGCCGCGATATTGTTTCTGAATCGAACCATCCGAAGCTGACGTTTACTTTCAGCAGACTTCACACGAGACCTATTCCCGGCATTACGATTTTGTGGTCTGAGACGTTGAACGAATACGCTAAAAGCTTTAAGCTCACGGCATATTCTGGAGACACGCAAGTAAGCACGATTACTGTCAACGATAATAGCAGTGTTAGAGTCGAAGTCGATTGGGAAATCTCCGGCTACGATAAAATCACTCTTGAGGTCTTGTCTTGGTGTTTGCCTGACCGTAGAGCAAGAATTGAATGGTTCATGGTCGGTTTCAGGCTGGCTTATACAAAAAACAACTTGATCTCTTACACTCATGAGTCAAATCGTGACCCAATATCCGGTCAGCTTTCCAAAGATAGCATTTCTTTTTCTCTTGATAATAGCCAACAAACGTGGAACCCTCTGAACCCGCAAGGTATGTATCGATACCTTTATGAGCGCCAGCTTGTTACAGTCAGCTACGGAATGGATATTGACGGAACGACCGAGTGGATTAACGGCGGCAAATTCTTTATGTCTGAATGGAGTGTTCCAGCAAACGGCATTGAAGCTTCCTTTGTTGCTCGCGATGCTCTCGGATTCCTGATGGACTCTGCATATATTGGCAGAAAAAGCGGGACATTGTACGATATTTGCATCGATGCTCTTTCTCGGCTCCCTGAAAATACCGCATCTTATTCTATTTCCGATGAGCTGAAGGATTACACCGTAGATATCAGCAAAGAGAATAACTCTTCCTACAAAAACTCGGATATTTTGCAGACGGCTGCAAATGCAGCAGGTATGGTCTTGTACCAAACTCGTGAGGGCGAAATTCGAATCGAACGACCTACGTTTTTTGCGGGTTCTTCTTCTGAGGTCTATGAAATCGACCCGATGAACAATTATCGATGGCCCGAAATCACTTTTTCGCCTCGATTGAAAGACGTCTCTTGCAGCGTCAACAATACAACGCGCCTTTATCCGAGCAATTCTAACGTTGACGGCGTTACACAGTCTATCAGCAATCCTTTGCTGAATGACTCCATTTTGGAAAAGGGCAAGAATTCCATGACGGAAGCCTACTCCATTCTCTCCACGCGAAAGAAAGCGAGTTTGGAATATCGCGCCAGCCCTCATATTGACGCGCTTGACCATGTAAAGCTCAACCATAGCTTTGGCTATGCGTCGGAAATGTTTGTCACGAATGCAAAGTACACTTTCAATGGCTGTTTTAAGGGAACGTTGGAAGGCTATATGCTTTCCGACATCGCTTCGGTATCTCTTGACCAAAGCTTGTTTTCTCTTCAATATGCCGATTCTCGTATTTTAACCGCGCGGCTGACTCCTGCATCTATTGATTCCCCTGCAATTGGTTGGAGCGCGTCCCCTGCCAACATTGTGCACTTGGACGTTTTGACCAACATTGACGGCGTTTCCACTTGCCGCGTTTCGTATTCTCATAAAGGAACTGCTACTGTGACCGCAAGCGCTGGCAATTCTTCTGCATCTTGTCAGGTTACCGCAGAAGCACCTTATATTACGCTTAGCCAGAGTTCGGCAAACCTTTCTTGGAATCAGTACAACGACGTTACCGCAACCTTCCACCCGACTGTTTCGAGTGCTCCGAGCATCAATTGGAGCACGAGCAGCGGCGCTGTTCGTCTGCAAGTTCTCAGCAACAGCGGTGGTATTTCTACTTGTCGTATCTGGTGGAATTCCAAAGGTAGCGCAACGGTTACCGCGAGTGCATTTGGAGAATCTGCAAGCCTGAACATTTCCACCCAATCTTCTGCACTTTCCAATCTGCCTGATGGTACGATTGTTAAAATCGTGGAGAATGGCGCAGCGGTCGATTTCATCCTTGCGCAGCATAATTATCTTTCCAATCATAACGGTGCTGGCCGAACCTTGTTCGTCCGCAGATATGGGTTCAGAAAGCTACGTTTCAACAAGGTTGATGCAAACCCAAATCAGAAATATTGGCTGTATGATACCACTTATCAAGAAAATCGCTGGTTCTATTATTGGGGGCGTTACAACGATTTCTGGAACAACTACCATTACGGAGAGGGATATAATGAGGATAGTTATTTCGTCGTTCCTTCTTATAATGACGGCCCTGCTGAAATCACGAACTGGTTAAATGGGGATTACAAAAACCTGTTCAGCGCTTCTGTGAAAAATCAAATGGGCCAAACCGTTTTACAAAAGAAATCGGGATTTACTTCGCAAGTTTCTGCAAGCGTTTTCCTGCTGACCGCAAAAGAACTTGGAATCGGCACCAAAGGTTATTACGCTTACCCTGACAATAGCAACGGTGCTCTCCCGACTGCTAAGCAGATTCTCAATAGCGAAACGTCCTATTGTTGGACTAGAAGCCGCTTGACTGATGGGTCTGTGGACGGTTTGAGCGGAGACGATGCTACGCGAGCAGAAAACGGCGTTGTATGTTGTTCTTATCGAGGTTCCAGTGCAAGCGTTTGGGCGAACAACGGAAATGTATTTGCTCGTCCTGCGTTTACCCTTCCTGCAAATCTGGAAGTGGATGCAAACGGAAATCTAATGATTTGAGGTGAAGATATGTCAATATGGATTACCGATAGAACGAATGAAGACGTCCGTCGCGTTACTGAGCTGACCGAGAAAGGCCGATTGAATACATGGACTGAAGAAGAGCGAACAGAATGGCTGGCTGGCATGAAAGGCGCTCTAAGCTACATGGACTATAACCGCATTGAAAGTGGAATCCAAGAGATCGCGTCCATCTTGAACGCATCTGTTTCGGTAAAAACCGATTGGGATGCAAATGGATACTTGACTGTCTCGGACGCTTCTCGCTGGCTTGTGAACATTTCCAACATCCGAGCTAAATGCAGCGGCCCCGGTGGATTGTCCGACACGCCGGAAAGTATGAACAACCTGACATATCAGACCATGAACCTGATTGAAACAATTCTGGCCGAGGTAGAGCGAATCGCAAACGACCACTTGCTTTACTGCTCAGAGCCAATATGCGGAGGTGAACCTTACTATGGTATTTGTTGACCGTAAGGCAAAGTATCCGGGCCGATGGACAATGAAAAAGTCTGATGGCACATCGGAAATTGTCACACTGGTTCGCAACGACGAGCCTGAGGTTGAAGGCACTCCGATGAACGCTGAGACACTGAACACCCTTTCGAATGTTGCAGGTGCAGACGTTGCGCGTATACAGGCAGAAGCGGCGCGAGAAGCCGCGGCGGGAAGTGCCACAGCAGCAGCCGATTCGGCCAGCGCGGCGGAAAAGTCCAAAACGGCGGCGGCGACGTCGGAGAGCAACGCGGCCAAACATGAGGAAGCCGCCAAGAAAGCGGCTGACGAGGCCGGGGCCAAGGCGGGGACGGATAAGACCCTGAGCATTGAGAACGCACCGGCGGATGCAAAGGCCACCGGTGACGCGCTGGCGAAAAAAGTGGGCAAGGATGTCATCCTCGACGAGGACGGCAACGTAATCTTCTACAGCAAAGCCGCTGTGGATGATCTGCTGGCGGGGAAACTTGGTCTGCACGACACCGCAGACAATTCCAACAAATTGAACGGCTATGAGCTTCGGCTTTCTGACCATCCGGGTTCTGCAAACATTCTTGTTCAAACTGTCGATGAAGACGGCAGGACGTGCATTGATTGCAGGAACGATGCCAGCATCGGATTAACAGCCATCGTCGCCTCCGGCGTTGGCTACGTCCGCTTTGGGGATGGCACGCAGGTTTGCTGGGGTGAAACCGGACAAATTACTGTAAAAGCAAATTCAACTGTAACCGCCACGATAACCTATCCGGTTGCATTTGTGTCAGGACATTCCCCGGAGCTATCCTTAACGATTGCTGGAAACAGTAAAAACGATAATTACTCAAAACTTGTGCTGCACACTACAAGCAGACTAACCACAAGCTGTGATATCTATTTCAAAAATAGTTCTTTTGACCAGATGTCTCCTATTGCGCAATGGATTGCCATCGGACGCTGGAAATAAGGAGGACACATATGGAAGAAATCATTTTGGGCTACGCCCTCGCCAAGCCCGTGGAGACACAGGAGCAGTGCACCGCTTACGCCGCTATGGCTGAGGCGGTGAATGCCCACAACGCCGCCTGTGCGGTGGGCGACACGCTGTGGGGCATTGAGGATAAGGCCGACTGCTACGAGGTGGCAGAGGACGAAACGGTGCCGGAGCCGGAGCCGGCAAGCGCCCTGCCCACCACAGAGGAGCGGCTGGCAGCATTGGAAGCCGGGCTCATTGAGCTGGCCGCACAGGAGGTATGACATGGTACTATTTTATGTGACGCAGATCAAGCTCCACCGGTTTGACGGCACCTTCACCATTGACGACGTTCCGACCCGCTGGCGGGCCCGCGTACAGGCCGAGCTTGACAAGGAGGCGCAGAAAAATGGCTGATAAAACCATCCTAGACGTCTCCCGCTGGCAGGGCCGCATCAACTGGGACGCGGTGAAGCGCAGCGGCAAAATCGACGGCGTGATGCTGCGCGCCATGGGCAACAGCGGGGCGGGCAAGGCCAGCAAGCCGTACCTCGACCCCTATTTCGCCCGCAACTACGCCGAGTGTGCCCGGCTGGGCATCCCGGTGGGCGTGTATGGCTATTTTAAGGCCGTCACCCGTGCCGAAGCCGACAAGGAGCTGGCGTTCTTCCGCTCCGCGCTGGGCGGCAGGACGTTCCAGCTGCCGGTGGCCGTGGACATTGAGGACGCTTACCAGACCGCCCTCGGCAAGAGCAAGCTCACCGACCTTGTGGCCTACTGCCTGAGCGTCGTGGAGAGCTGGGGCGTGTATGCCATGCTGTACACTGGCCTGTATTTTGCGCCGAACAACCTTTACATGGGTGGCGCGGCGCTGAAGCCTTATGACGTATGGCTTGCCGCCTACCGCAAGGACAAGCCCGCCCCCGGCTGGCCCTTTGGCATGTGGCAGTACACCAGCAAGGGCAAGATTCCCGGCGTGAGCGGCCCGGTAGACCTGAGCCACGCTTACAAAGACTACGCAAAAATCATTGCAAAGAAGGGCCTGACCCGTCTCCGGGAGGGCGCATGAGCGAAAAAGAAGCTTTACTGTGGGTGCTGGGCGTTCTTGGCAGCCTGTGCGCCGCTGCCATCACGATCGACAAGGTGCTAGACATCATCCACAAGTACATCAAAAAAGCAAAAGCCCCGGACGATGCGCAGAACAAACGCCTTGACGCCATTGAAAAGCGACTGGCTGCGGTAGAAACCGTTTCCACGCAGCACGCCGCGGCCCTTAGACGCGACATGACGCGATTTGACGGCATCGATGAAGAAATGCGCCTTGTTCTCGTTGGCGTGCAAAATCTTTTGGACGCGCAACTGTCCGGCAATAACCGCGAAGGTATGCAAAAAAGCAAATCCGATATCAACAACTACCTGCTGAAAGGAGTAACAAATCATGGAAGCAATCCTTAACACCATTCTCGCCCCCCTGCCCGCATGGCTGGCGCTGGTGCTCATCGTTGTGGGCGCTGTGTCGCTTGTGCTGGGGCTTATCCGTCTGGGCTACGGCGCGGCGGTCAAAGGCACTGTGCTCGATCTCATTGCAAGGGCGGAGCACGAGATTCAGGGCACGAAGCGCGGCGCAGAACGCAAGGCGTGGTGCGTCAAGATGCTGCGTCACTATCTGGATAACAGCAAGTGGGGCAAGCTGGTCTCGTGGGCAATCACCGAAGAGACCATGAGCAAGGTGATTCAGTTTTTCTTTGACCGGGCAAGGGAAGCCCTGCAAAAGCAGTAAGGAGGATATCATGGCAAGCACTACATACGAGCATTTTTCCGGGTATGGCGAAACGGTGACAAAACGTCACCATTTTGCCGTCATTGGCAATATGGTGCGCAACGCCGGGCAGCTTCCGCAGCCTTTCTGGCTCGGTGCTGCCTGTGGCGGCGGCTCGTGTGGTGCTTCCCGCTGCGCTGCAAGGACTTGACCGACAGCAGATGACCGCCTCCATCAAAAACGCACCGCTTGGGAGGGTAGACCGTAAGATAGCCTTACTGCGGTACGTTGAGCGGCTTCCTCTGCCGGACATTGCGGCACAGACACATTACAGCCGGACGGCAATCAGCTACCGGCTAAAAAGCATTGAAAAAATGCTGGATGTGTGATACGATAATCTCAATTGGGTGCGATTTCTCACGAAACGCATTGAAGCGGCAGGCTTTCGGGTCTGCCGCTTTTCTTTTTGCACGAATTGTGGTATAATTATCTCAACAAATCCACCCGGCCTCTCGAAGAAGCACATTAGGGTGGATATCTGAACCCGCTAAGCCTCTCAACGATGCGTATTATGGCGGGTCTTTTAAGATGATACAGTCTCCCGCCCGCCTACTTACAGTGCGTACCATGCGGGAGACGCAATTTTGCCACTTCGGTGGCAGGGCGATTACTCGCTTACTTATAATCCATCAGCTTTAGGCTGGTGGATTTTGTTTTATTCGCACTAGTTTTGTCGAAAGCATCGCTATATATTGGATGATGTGATATCTTAGCATTGCACTCCAATGTGTGTGCCCTTAACAGTTAAGCGCTCATGCGGATTTTTCCGTGTGTGCGCTTTTCTTTTTTGCTCACAGTAATCAAGTTCTAATCAAGCTTTAAGCAAGGTTCAACCAAGATTTTTTGTCCTTCGTTTGACGTTCGTTGTCTTTCAGCTTTTGCCGATACGGTACACTAGATGCAATAGGAGGGATGCTTTATGAACTTTTATCCAACACCCGGAGCGCCCTACGTTCCGCAGCAGCCTGTCAATCCTTACGGCGGCATGGGTACAGTTGGGCTTGCCACTCCCCTGCCCAACACGCAGATGCAACAGGCACAGCCGCAGCGTCCACAGCCGATGAATGGGCAGCAGCCTGTTCAGCAGTCGGCACAAGATGGCGGCTGGCTGCTTGGCAGACCTGTTTCCAGCAGGGAGGAATTTTTGGCAATACCGTCAGACCTGTACGGAAGATGGACGTATTGCCCGGATTTGCGTAGTGGGGTCATCTACTGCAAACGTCTGAATCCAAACACTTGTGAATCTGACGTGTTAGAGTTTTACAGCCCGGAAGCATGGCGGCAGATGCAAGCACAACAGGCACAGCAGACCGCTGCACCGACACAGCAGTATGTGCCTATTGAGCAGTACAACGCCCTTGTGCACCGGCTGGATGAACTGGAAAAGTGGCAGAAGAGCTTTTCTAAGCCTGCTGCCGCAGCGAAGAAAGGAGAATAAGCAATGTCCTCTCCGTTTGACATGATTACTCACAGCCCTATCATGCAGCTTGCAAATCTGGCTCGCGCCGGACAAAACCCGATGGGGCTTATCCAGCAGTTGAGCGGGCAGAATGCTCCTATCATGCAGGGCTTGAACCTGATTCAGGGCAAAAACGAAGCACAGCTCAGGACGATGGCGCAGAACCTCGCCAAAGAGCGGGGCATTGACCTGAACCAGCTTGCAAGCGTCCTGAATTTAACGCTTCCGAAGTGAGGAGGCTTTACAATGGATGATTTTGAAAACAGCCATTCTGAAAAAGATTTTGACATCAACAATCTGTGTGGCGATGACAAAATATGGGTTCCTTTAATGCTTGGCTTCATTTTCGGTGCTGCCAGCAAAAATTGGGATGACCAAAAAGACAAAAAAAACAACCCTCCAACCTGACTTACCAATCCTAAAATACGCATCCCTCTTAAGCGCACCGCTTCTCAGTTTTGCGGACTTGACAAAAACCGCATTTGTTTGGCTTCGCCCGCTGCACACGGTAGCGGGATAGCATAACGCAAAACTGAAAGGAGTTTTGTTATGGACGATTTTGCAACTGGATATCTGGCTGGGCAGGACGGCGGCAATAACAACGGCGGATTCTTCGGCAACGAAGGTCTGTGGGCAGTTATCATCCTCGCTATCATCTTCGGCTGGGGCACGAACGGCTATGGCCGGAACGGCGGTGACAACGGCATGAACGCTTACATCCCCTATCTGGTCGGCACTGGCGCAACTGGTCAGGGCGGCGCAGACACCCGTGCGGCTCTGTCTGAGGGATTCTACCAGCAGGTTACTTCCCGTTCTCTGGCAGGCATCCATGGCGGGATCTGCTCTCTGGGCTATGACCAGCTGGCACAGATGAACGGCGTCAATGCCAACATTGCGAACGGCTTTGCTGGCGTGAACAGCGCCATCTGTCAGCTTGGCTACCAGAACGCACAGCTCGTGAACGGTCTGGAACGTAGCGTGTCTAACGGCGACAACGCCATCAACCTTGCCATTATGCAGGAGGGCAATGCTCGGCAGGCTGGCCAGACCGCGCTTGCCACGCAGCTGGCATCTTGCTGCTGCGAGAACAAGCAGCTCATCGGCGACCTGAAGTACGCCATCGCAACGGAGGACTGCGCTACCCGGCAGGCTATCGCAGACAACGCCCGCGCCATCGTGGACACCTGCAACGCAAACTACCGCGCTATGATGGACTACTTCACGCAGGATAAGATTGCCACTCTGACCGCTGAGAACCAGAACCTGAAGTTCGCGGCTTCTCAGGATCGTCAGAATGCGCTTCTGACCACCGTAATGTCTCAGCAGACTGATACCATCCTGAACCGGGTCAATCCTCGTCCGATTCCCGCTTATCAGGTGGCAAACCCCAACGTTGGCGTGAACTGCTGCGGCTGCTGCTAACCAACACACTCCCCGATAACACCGGGTGAACCATCGGGGCAGGGGTAAGACACCTCTGCCCCTGATTTTTTAGGAGGAAACTACTATGGCTTGCAAAACAAGCTGCAAACTCTGCCCGCACTTGGTCATCAGTCAGGCGGTCACGTTTGCCGACGATACTCTGACCATCAACATCCCTGCTGGCGCATACCAGAACGGAGAGAAGTATTGCATCGTGGTTGCCCAGAGTATCCCGGACACGACAACCATCAACGCCCCTGTTGTCATTACCATCGGCGCAGGTACGACTGCATACCCTCTGACCGACTGCAACTGCGCTCAGGCAACCGCCGAGAGCATCCACACTCGCACTCGCTATGCTGTTCGTGTTGCAACGTCTGCCACCGGCACAGGCACGTTCAAGTATCTTGGCTGCTTCTGCCGTTCCCACGCTGGCGCACCTGCGTCCATTTCCTAAGGAGG